CGGTCGATCACGCCGTTGACGAGATCCTCCATAGTCTGCAGCACTTCGGCTCTAGCATTCCAAAACGCGGTCTGAATCCCGATCCCGACGCGCGCGAAAAAAATGGGGACCTGGTCAAACCAGTTCAGGATCTTATTCCACGCCCTGAGTAAGTTGGCCGCGAATTCGTCGTTGGTCTTCCACAATTTGACGATCCACACAACGATCGCAGTAATGAGGCCAATCAGCGCAGCGGCAGCCATGATGATTAACCCGATTGGGTTGGCGGCAAGTGCGATATTGAGCGCCCATTGGGCGACCGTCCATGCGCTGATGGCTGCGACGACACCCCAGATGATCGGTTCGATGATCGACCAGTTGCTGCGGACAAACTCGGATACTTTCCCGATCACATTGATCAGCTTCACCACCCCGACCGCCGCATCAGCAATCGTTCGGCCGAGGCTGCGCATGCTGTTTTCCATGCTCGGATCGTTGAGCATATCGCTAATCTTCTGGATAGCTGGACCGAATCCTTGCAACATCGAGTTTTTGATATTCTTCCAGATGTCACTGAACGTCCGCGGCATTTTGCCGAACTTTTTTTCGATCTCTTCTGCCGCAGAAAAGAGCGCTGCTTTAATTACACCACTTGTAATTCCCCCTTCACTGGACAGTTTTTTTAGTCCTTCCATTCCTACGCCCGTATATGTTGCAATTGCTTCGGCTAACATGGTTGCATTTTCAAGTATCGCTACGTATTCATCTCCTTGAAGACGACCAGATGCCATAGCTTGTGATAGTTGCAACATCGCGGATTGTTGCATGGATTCGGTCGCGCCACTAACGACAAAAACTTTTTGCATCAATTCAGTAAAAGCAATAATTTCATCAGTGCTCCTAAAGCTATGCTTGGCAAGCAAACCCATTCTTGAAACTGCGTCGGCCATATTCTCATAATCGCCACGAGCTCTTTTTGCGGCTGCAAAGATTTTGTTTTGCAGTTCCTCGGTTGTCTGCAAACCGTCATTGATGAGGTCAAGACGCGCAAATGTATTGACATAAGAGTCACTGATATTCGCGACCCCTCTGGCTCCTTGGATGGAGAGATATGCCGTCGCCGCTTGCTTGAGCGTGGATGCAAGCCCATTCGCAGAATTCCGGCTTTCTCGGAGACGTTGCAACCAGGTTTGCTGATGCCTGCTTGCCTGCTGGACGGCGTTCGCGCTTTGCCGCAGGGCTTGAATGTTCTGGGTGACGGCCGCCCTGATATTGTGCATACCGCGACCAATGCGCGCTACACCAGTGTTGGTCTGCGAGATCAGATGGTTGGTTCGTCCCAGTCCGCTGTTGAGCTGCCGCACCTCACGGATCAGTTCATCAAATTTGGCGACCATCGCCTGTCCGAGCAGAATCAGCCGCCGGTTGTTGCTGATCAACTTCTGCTGGTCTGCAATTGCCTTCGCCGGTACCAGGTTCTTCGTCGCCGGAGCCGACGCCGCCGGCAACTGCATGGACTGGTTCACTCGTTCTGCAGTCTCGATGTACTTTTCCATCTGCCGGATGATGCCGCCCAGCGGCCCGCTCATCGCGTCCATCATACGGATTGTCGATGACAGCGTCGTCACGGCGTCAACCTCCTTTCATCGCTTCCTTGGCTTCTGCATCGCCCGTTTCTCCGCCGCGATCCGCTCGTCGATGCAGGCGATGACGAACGCCTTCTCTTCCCGCGGCAGATTCACGAACGTGCTCGGAAGCATGTGCAGTTTGTGGAGGGCGTAGTAAGCGTAGTTCGCTTCACTATCGCCCTCCCGGATCAGTTTTTTGCCTCTTCCACGAGCTCGTCCATCTCAACGTCGAAGCCGCTGAGCTCCTGAATTTTCTGCGCAAGCGTCGCCACTTCGCCGGCAAGCAGCACCTTCTGGACGTAGTCCTCCGGCGTCTGGCAACCGAGCTTTTGGATGCTCGCAGCGTCCTTGAAATTCGGATTAATCGTATGATTGATGACGACCTTCAGATTGAACTTCTGCGCATCAAATTCAACCTTCCGGCCTTTCCGGATTTGCATCGACGCCCGGCGGATGTCGTCGAACTCCGCAGACGTCATGGCCTTGATCTTGAACTTGAGCAGGTTGCCCTTCTCGTCTTTGAATCGCGACGAAACGATCACTTCCTCGGTCAGATTATCGACCGGGTGACTGTTCAGAAACTCTTGCAGATTCATCGTTCATTCCTCCTGAATAGAAGGGGCGCCCAATCAGGCGCCCGTGATGGTATTGAATTGATCCAGCATGTCGACGTCGCTGAACGTGAATGGCAGCTCTTCTTCGAGCATGTCGTCACTCGTCGCGTCGAACTGCGTGATGACAATGCTGTCCAGGTTGCAGTTTCGCAGGACGATCGTCTGCTTGCCCGCACTGGACTGCGGGTCCTCGTTTACGACCTGAAGATCGAACCAGAAATCCCGGCCGGTTTTGGCGTACTCGATCATGAGGCGCCGGAAAACCGACGTCACATAGTAGATCGTCAGCGTGCCGCTGCCAGACCAACCTGCCGACCGCTGGGGTGTATTCGCCTTCCCGAGGATCGGCACGTCGACCTTGTTCTTCTCGAGCGTGGCCTCGAGAGACTTCGCGTAGAAGAGCTCTTCTCGCTGGCCGTTGATGGTGATATACGCCCGGGCCTGTTTGCCGGATATAGCGTCGCTTTCGCGGAAAAACACTTTGCCTCACCCCTTACCGGACCGTCACGGTCATGTAGATTTTCTCGATCGAATCGACCGGCTGCACCCACTGATTCACGACGACGGCATCCGAGTCCGCGCCCGGCAGCACTTCGATGTCCGTCTGCGGATCGAAGTTCTGCACTGCGCCGATGTTCTGGTATTGGTTCGTGATGTTAATGCACTCGGACTTGAACAGGTTGCGGCCGTCGTCGTTGTTCGGCACCTTGCCGATGTAGGACTGGCTAAACACGCGCAGATAGTCGTTGCCGAGACCGTCCAGCACCCTCAAAACGCGGTTCTTTCTGAACGCCTTGCCCTTCTCCGGCGTGAAATTCTTCAGCGTGTTGATATCCTGCTCCACGACCGCCCGGCCGTCGATCCCCGTGAACACGAACTCGCCGTTTTGCAACGCAGCAACGATCTGGCTGTTCGTGTACCGCGGCGAAGCGTCCACGGCGCCGTCATAGGCGTCATAGGTCAGCGACTGATTGGCGGCGGCACCGGCCGTTGCCCCGGCCACCCATGCGACGGCCTGCGCGGCCGTGAGCGTCGTGCCGTCCGCCAGCACCACGCCGTTCTTGACGCTGATGACGCCCTCGTAATCGGCTTCCGGGTAGTTCTCCAGGACAACCTGAATCTTCTTGCCTTCGTCGTCGCGCAGCCGTTTTGCGAATGCGGTAAAGACGCCCTTCGTCGTCGGGTCGGTCGACATCAGGCCGATCGTGTGGAAATCGTGCACCTCGATCGCTTCGAGATAGTCGAGGTAGTCCTGCGCCGTCGCGGCGCCGTCCGCGCCACCGGTCAGCGCAATACCTGCAGATGCCGTCAGCATGCCGCTGCCCGACCAAGTGACCCATCCGTTCTCCTCGAGGTCCTCGACATTCTGGACAGCCTCTTGGTAGTCGACTTCTGCGCCGTCGACCAGCGTCTGCACGTCGAACTTGTTCGGATCGTCCACATTCGTCGAAATGACGACGGTGATATCGTTCCCTCGGATGCCGCCGTATTTGGCCGTGATGGTTAGGTTCGATCCGTCCGACCCCGTCGCCTTCGTGCCGTCCGTCAACCGATACAGCAGCAGCCGCTGCGCCCGTTTCATCGCCTCGCGGACCGGCAGCAGCTGCGGCGCCGTGATCGGATACCCGAGCGTTGCGAACGTGTCCTCTCCGGCCTCAATGGCAATCACCTGCTTTGCCGGCCCCCAGGAGAGCGGAAGCGGCAGGCTGACGATGCCGCGCTCACCGAGCGTGCCGGCAGCCCGCGCCTCAGACTTGAAGTTGATGTAGACGCCGGGGCGCACCTTGTTCTGCGCCGTCCACGTACCTCCAGCCATGTTACGTCACCTTCCTCTTTGCGTAGTCCTCGATCAGCTTGTGGGCCTGCTCGAGCGTGTACTGCTCGTCGTCCTTCAGGACGGCCCGCAGTACGTCTTTCTGGACCGGCGTGAAGTTCAGGGATCGGATAAGCTGCCGCTTGCTGAACTTCGGAGCCGCTTTGTCTTTGCTCACTTGACTCCCTCCCGCACGTTGAGCGTCTGCATGGCCGGGGCATCCGGCCGCGGCGCCCAGGCGTGAAAACTGTATGTTACGAAGAAATGCAGAACGTCATCGACGACCTGGAAACGCATTTCGGTCCCGTGCACCGGCCGGCCGGCGACCGTGATCTGCTGAAGCGCTGTTGTCAGCTGGTCGGCCATGTCATACATGTCCGCGATCTCGCGTCCGGGCGCGAAATAGTGCACGTCGAACGGATGGACACGCAAGTGCCGACGGCCGAGCTCCCGGGTATGCGTCGGCTCGAGCAGCTTGACGAAGAAGTAGGGCGGCGCGAGATTCTGCGGGATCGGCTCGCCGGATATTGGGATGTCCGGGAACGCGGCGTCGAGTGCAGCGTTGACAGCGCGCCGGGCGTCGTTGATCGTGACAGGTTGCACGTTCACCACCTCAGATATGTCTTCAACAAGTGATCGAGCCGCTTCTGGATGATGCGGGGGATGGCACGCTCGACCTCTTTCTCACTGAGCGTCAGCATGAATTTGCCCTCCGTCCAGTGGGTATCGACGTGCAGGGTAACCCCCAACTCCGGCACATACACGCCGCGGTGCCCGAATTCGACGTAAAGCGCATAGTCCACCGGGTTGATCACTTCGATCTGCCAACCGCCTCTGACTTTCAGAATCTGGCTGATCGTCCACCCACGGCGAAGATCTCCACTGTCGACCGGTGTTCGCGGCACGACTTTCGCGAGCAGCAGCAGCGCAATCTCCTGCAAGCAGCCGTAGAAAAAAACGGAAGGCAGGTCTTTGCGCATGTCCTGCAGCTTTTTCTTCAGTTGCTTCATGTCGCCAAAGTCGAATTCGCCCCAGCGCCGACCCATCACGCCCACCCCTTGCGCTGCAGGCTGACCTCCTGATGAGTCGAATACACGAACGGCTCGCCGGCCGTGTAACGCCGCATCACGCCTCCCCGGGTGACTTCGATCGAGTCGCCCTGTCGTATCTCCAGTTCC